GCCTTGGAATATAATGACTGAACGACTGCTAGAAAGACTGTTACGCAGATAGCATATCTTTTCTGCATTGTTTGGAGTTAACTGGACGTATGCCGTTCCACCAAGATCACCTCCGTCAACGAACTCGATAAACTTATTTCTTCCATTCGAGCTTGCGCCATCAGTAATCGGGAGGGCAGTGGGAGAGCCAGAAGAGCCAGCACTAGATAGTGTAACAGAGACAATACCAGTAATCGCTTCATCCGTTAAATCCCAGTTGGTGTTAGTGGTATCACCCCAAGTACCTGACTGTTCGCCAGATCCTATCTTCTCGATACCTAAAAAATTTGTGTATGTACTTGACATGTTTTATATCCTCTTACGCAGCATCTTCCCAATTCGGACTTTGCGATGGGCTAATTGTTGACCAGCTTGTTCCTACATTTGGGCTAATCTGCACCCAGACTACAGCAGTACCTATTGCTCCAGTAGCCGAAACCCCTGTAACTGAAACTATTGTTTGTGGAGCTACCGTGACAGAACCAACAGCACCAGTTCCAGCAATGCCTGTAACTGAAACAGACGAATCACCCTCTATGGTGACACTGCCAACTCCTCCTGTTCCTGCAATTCCTGTAACAGCAGCAACCCCAGATCCAGTAGCTGTAACGCTTCCTACGCCACCTGTGCCAGCAACCCCTGTAAGGCTTACAATTACATCGCCTTCAAAGCTAACGCTACCTACCGAGGCTGTAGCACCAGAAATAGCTTGGTCTACATTCCAAGCACCACCGTTCCAACTTTGACCAGAGCTATTCCAGCCAATATAGGTGGCTAACGCATCTGCCATTAGGCAATCCTGATAATGGCGTTACTCGCGTCAGCAGTTGGGAACTGGATTGTAAAATCTCCACTTGTTGATGACTTGTCAGCACCAAAATCCAAAACGCAAACGGTTGGATCTCCACTGGCACTGTCGTTAAATATCAAAGCACCTCTGGCGGTAATAGATGACGAACTAAAAGTTACATCAGCAAAATCTGTGAAGGCCGTAGTGCTGCTTGTGGTTGGATCTACTCTGGTAAGAGAAGCACCTTTTGCCGTATAGCCTGTACCACTTACTTCATTGCTAGTGGTATACGCAGTGGTAGCCGCATTAAAGCTGGCACTGTTGGTGTACAAAGCAATGTTAAAAGTGTTGCCACCAGAGTTTTTAAAATTATGTACAGCCTCCATTAGCTCTTTCTTGAAGCTGGTACACATAAAGTTTCCGCTAAAAGCCATCATAGCCTCCTGATTATATTAGCTAGGCCGTCATCTCCAGCCTTTAACGCTTCATTGTATAAATCGGTTTTGTACCCGTTAATTCCTTGCCTGACGTAAAACTCAATTACTTTCTGTATGTTCTGCTTGAACGCATTAGCTTGCTCCCTTATCAGGGGATTGGCACTTTCTGATACAGAAACAATCTTGTCTGCACACCTAGACGCAACCTCCTCTGGGGATATACCTCTTTGATGTGTGGTATGGACTCCTACAGAACCTATCTCTGCTTCGCTTAACGAGCTAATCACGCTCTTCTGTTCCTAACCGCCCCAGAACGATAGCTGTCTGTAGTGTCGTAATTTTCTCCCAAATTCTTGAGCTTGCCTAGCGCATCTTCATATCTCGCTATATACATCTGCATAACATCTGCATCGCCCTTTAGGAAGGTGTATGCTTCAACTAAACACCCATAGAACAAGGTTGACTCTGCATTTGTGCCTAGCCAGCTTGTGCCACTTGATGCCGCAGTAATTGATTCTGGCTTATAAAAGTAATGAAGCTCTACCGTGTAGTTTGTTGTGCCAGTCAGGTAGTTAGGTGTCGGTGCTAAAATAAAATTAGATTCATCAAATATTGCGTAATACTTTGGCGTTCCAGTCGTTGAAGAAGCAGGGTAAGCTTCTCTTATAAAGTTTACGTCTTTAAATATAAGAAACTCGTACCCAGTATTATCCACAGACAAGGAATACGGAGCCAAGAAATCAGATGGCATGGAAAGGTACTGGTTTCCCTGAGATGTGTTGCCTGTCGCATTTTTTCTAAAATCAGGCAACTGAACTGATTTAAGTATTCTGTCCTCTGCTTGCAGGATAATAGTGGGAAGATTATTAACGAAAGTAGTTTCCGTTGTCTCCAGATAATCCTGCAAAGCATTCTTTAATGTAGTAAATGTCCAAGCCATCAGGAGGTACTCACCGTCACTTTTCCTACTTCTCCCTTTATGTCAAGACCAAGGGTTTCTGTTCCGTATGCTGTTAATCCTCCACCTACTGGATCAAACGCAGACAATGCTCTGCTTTCTACCAAGCCAACATCTGGCCTTGGATTGCGAATTGCTTGTGGGTCTTGCATGTTAAGCCTTCCAAGTTGCAATTGGGGTTGGTCTTGGTCTACCACATCTCTTCCAACCAGCAAACCATTTGGACGCTGATTCTCAATCTGAGGAACTAAATCCTTTTTTCTGTACCTAAATCCTGTGCGGTCACAAAAACCGAAGGCATGTTTTCCATTGGCATAATTGCTCATAGGTTGCTATATCCACCGGGAGACACTTGAAAGGAGGCTTTCTCTCTTGCCGCATCAGAAGCCATTTCCCATTGCTCATCATAAACTTGTTTCAACATAGGGGCTAAACTTTGAGCCTCTGGCTTTTTCATTGAAATATAATAAGCAAGACCAGCCGTTAAACAAGGAAGATATCTAGCAGGGACATCCATATTTAAAGATGCTGTAGTGCCTGCATCTTCAATACGCTCTATATAATAGTAATTAAATATATAAGTCTTAGCAGAGTCAGGAACAGGCCAAACAACAATATTAAGGTTGCTAGGCGTTCTTTCTACAAAATACTGAATAGGTCTTCCATCTGTAAGCTTGTTTGTTTGTTGTGAATAAGTTGAAACCGATATTCTAGTCATGCTTAAATCAGCCTGCAACGAGGTGTTTCCCTCGTCTGTTCTGCAAACCGCTTCAACAATCTCTAGTTTTTCTGCTGTTAACGCATAGGTGCTTGTTCCAGCCGTTAAAGTTTGAGAAGCATTTTTGACAGTCCAGAGGTTTAGCCCTCGATTCTGCCACTCAAGCATGAGCATGTTAAGACTTCTTCTGGCTGTGCGATAATCATATCCGCTACGAAGCTCTAGCCCACAACGCTCATAGGCTTCTTCCATAGCATCAGCAAGATCAAGAGTAAATGCGAATGTACCACTGGTTGCCATTTAAACTAGAACTCCTCTTGTTTTGCCTTTTTTTGCTATTCCATTTCTACATTTCGCAGGCTTTATTCTCCCGCCATTTTTTAATTTTTTCTTTTTTGGCATACTAAGCTCTTTACCTAAATGGATTAAAGTTATTAAAGTTAAAATTGTTTAACCCTTGATATTGCTCAAGAATCTTTCGTAACGCTTCCATATTATATGATGGAGTTGTTTCTGCTCCGTTGTCTGTTACTTCATTTGTGCCTGTATCTGCGTCAGCACTCGCTGTAGAAACGTCAGCGGAAGGACTTGCTGTAGAAACGTCAGCAGGAGGCGGAGCTTCTTCTTCAGTCATTCTGGGCGGCATAATCTGTCCTGTAATAGGATGAATATTAGTGGTTCCGTAATACTGTTGTTTTTGGTAGTTAGGCATTCCTCCTAAAGCTCCACTCGGAGTGAGGAAATAAGACCCTTGAGGGAAAGGACTTCCTGTATTTCCCATAGTCCCATAAATAGAGCCGCCATAAGGAGACATTCCTCCATAACCATAAGGAGAATATCCTCTCCCATAACCACCCATTCCAGTCATAGAATTGCCATATCTACCGGGCATGTAAGGAGAAGCGGCTCTGTATGCGCCCATACCATACATATTTCCACCGCCATACATGTTTCCGCCACCCTTTCCTCCACCGTACATTCCGCCCATAGGAGGATTGTATTGAGGGTTAGGTTGATAACCTCTCATTCCGTAGCCACCGCCCATCATTCCGCCACCCATGTCACCTAAACCTGAATAAGCAGATTCACGCATTCTTGCATAAGGGTTTGTAACTGGGCTGCTGTAATTTGGACGGCTCATCAAGTTCTCCTAACGCTTCTATTCTTGCTTTTGCTAACAACCTTCAAATTACTTTTCTTGTTATTTAAAGGATTTCCGTCTTTATGATGGACATCTTTCCCATCGCCTTTTTTAGCTTTTCCTGCTGCAACCATTTTTCTACGAGCTGCTGTTCTTCCAGACCTTCGCTTTCTTTGCTTGGGTTTGGAGTGATAATTATCATACTCCTTGCGATAATTTCGCATTACTTTTTCTTAGCAACTTTCTTTTTTGCAGGAGCTTTTTTCTTAACAGGAGCCTTTTTAACTACAGCTTTTTTAGCAGGGGGTTTTTTAGCTGGTGTTTTTTTCTTGGCAGGGGCTTTCTTTTTAACTTCCCATGCCTCATTTTCTTTTGTGTTAGGATCATCCTTGGCAAAAGTTCCGTCTTTCGTCCTTGATCTAACAACTTCCAAATCCTTGCTCATTTCTTTTAAAACTCGCTCTGCTTCCGATTTGGTCATTAAGTCAAAGACAACGGTTTCATATGTACCATCAGAGTTCTTCATACCAATCTGGTATACAGGATCTCCATTATTCCAGTTTCCGTTTTGAAAGACTTCAAGTTTAGCCATAGGATTTCACCATTGTTAAAACCACTGTGTAGGCATCACCACTGCTATGACCGACTGTTGTGAAGTCGATGTCTCCAGTGACACCAGAACCAGCATTATTAGGTATGCCAGTGAAAGAGGTAAAGTCTAATTCGTCAGCGTAATCTGCTGGCAGATGTGCCGCCAACACATTAGATGAAGCATCAAATTCTATTTTAACGCTCATACCAACTGTAGAAAATTGTATCTTGCTAATCGCTACGCGAGTGCATGTAGCACCTGTCATTGGATCAACAGACAAAGCAGATACATCTACTTTTGCAACAGCAGACTCGCCTGAACCGTCACTAACATTAGTGAACTTCATA